TCTAGATGCCGTATTACTTGTATAACTGCTGTAACTGGCGGTAAGCAAGTGTGGATGGCAAGCTCTGTAGGTACACCTATCTCTACAGTAGGGTAATTAGCTAAAGGAGCAATTTATGTCTGATGTTAAAGCGACATTTGTCTCTGCGGCAGTGGCAAGTGCAACTGCTATATCGACTGCGGCACAGGTAGCGAATAATGCCGCGCTCACTTTGACGGCTAGTCCTTATGTTACGGATGCTGCGAGACAAATAACCATTACTTCGGGTGGCAATGATTCAGGCATTTCTTTTGACATTGTCGGATTAGATGAAACGGGTGCTGCGGCATCTGAACGAGTTACTGGAGGAAATGCCGGTGCTGTAACCAGCACCGAGTACTATACATCCATCACCTCTATTACAGCCGTTGGTGATCCGGCAGGTACGGTGGCTGCGGGAACTTCAAATAACGTAGGAGTCCCGATGTTTGAGGGTCGTATGCGTTTGAGAGGAATGTATGCAGTTAACACCGCTACGGGTGGAACAATCAGCTTTAGAGAAGGTACTGTAGGCGGTACAATAAACATGCAGTTTAATACGGTTGGAACTGCGGACACTGCTGAATACCCTGATATACCTGATAATGGCATGTTGTTTGTTGGTGGAGGGTACATAACGTACTCTGCCGCTAATATGGCTTCTATAACAGTGTTTTTTGCTTAGATAGGTTTTTTATGGCTACTACCAAAGATGTTGAAAGACTTCCCAGTGGCCGAATAAAATACCGTGGGGAGACTTTTGCGGGATTTAACAAACCAAAAAAGACTCCCAATAAAGCTAAAAAAAGTGCTGTTTTGGCTAAAAAAGGGTCTGAAATAAAACTAGTTCGGTTTGGGGACCCTAATATGTCTATTAAAAAAGATCAACCGGCTAGGCGAAGCAATTTTCGCGCTAGGCACAAGTGTTCTACGGCGAAAGACAAGTTTTCAGCACGGTTCTGGAGTTGCAAGGCATGGTAAGTGCAGTTAATTTAGGTGCCGGTTCTTCTGCTAAAAAGAAGTGTCCTCCTATACGTCTGAAAAAAGGCGGATCAGTAAAGAAAAAGTCGGGCGGAAAGTTATGTCCAGAGGGCAAGGCTTGGGCAAAAAGGACGTTTGATACATACCCTTCTGCTTACGCTAATTTAGCGGCTTCTAAATACTGTAAAGACCCTAATTACGCCAAGAAATCTAAAGGCGGTAAAAGAAAAGGACGTTAAGATGCCTCATTCTACAAAAGATTTAGATAAAGTTATTGCTGGTTTAAAAAAAGCGTCTAAGCTTCATGCAAGCCAAGCAAAAGTTTTGGAAAAAATAAAAAAAGACCATAGCAAAGGCTATGAGAAAAAGAAACCTAAAAAGAAGTGAGATTATCTTGTGGGCGATTTAAAAAAATGGCTTGACCAAGATTGGGTTAGAATTGGAACAGACGGTTCTATTTTAGGATCGTGTGGAACCTCTAAGGACACTAAAAATCCGGACAGGTGTTTGCCGCGCAGTAAAGCGGAATCTCTTTCAAAATCAGAAAGAGCCGCAACGGCTAAGAAAAAGAAAAAATCTAAGAAAAAAGTTGTTTCAAACACCAAAGCGGCAAAAGTAACCAAGATGAGTGAAGGTGGCGTAGTTGCAAAAGGCTGTGGTGCCGTTATGTCAAATCGTAGGAAGTTAACTAAAGGTTCTGTGTCTAGAACATAACAAAAGAGGCAATTTCAATGCGTAGTTCAACTAAATACATGAAAAAAGGCGGGCCTGTTAAACCCCCTAAGTCCGCCAAATACATGAAAAGCGGTGGAGCGGTTAAACCCCCTAAGTCTGCTAAATACATGAAAAGCGGTGGAGCGGTTAAAGGTAAGAAAAAAGATTCGGATATGACTGTTGCAGAGGCTCGTTCTTTTTTAAAAGGTAAAGGTTACAAAGTAGTAAAAGCTTAATGCCTTATCTAATAAGTAACATCCCTCATTTTAAATGTTGGGTGCGAAAAGAGTTTACTTGCAACAATCAGCGTTATCACGGTGAGTATTTACATGCTTTGGCGATAGCGGTCAATACAATACCGGATCGCTCTCTTAGCTTTCAAGTTGTCTTTACCGGTTGTGAAGCTGATGAAGAGGGCGATGAAAATTTACATGGTGGGGCCATGTGGGCAAGACTGCCTATACAGGGGTTGGTAGCGGATATAGCAATGCCTGAATGGCCGGAAGTTATGGCAGACCATTTAGCTCAACCGTGGGATTGTGAATCACGAGATCATTCCGTGATTACAATGGATAGAGTAAGCAGTAGTCCTTGGATTGCTAAAATTAACCATGAATTTTATAGCTCTAGATATATGTTTACAGTGGATTATACGGATCATCATATAGCGGATGATCCCGCACAACATAAACAGAGCCATGTTATGTATATTACGGAGCCCGGTCCGTGGTACGGAAACATAGTAGCCTTGCCCAATAACAGGGTTCGGGCAACTAGTCCGGCTTTATGGCGTACCGGAGAAGGCGCACCCGATTTTTGTCCTAATCAGAAGATTTATTCTGCGGAGGGGCATGAAAGTTATACGGACCCGTCTATTGTGTTTGATAATTTATACGCAGATAATGACGAGGATGATGAGGATAACTAGGTATGACAACCTCTAACAGCACTAATTTTGAATTAGACGTTACCGAGTATATTGAGGAAGCGTTTGAGCGTTGTGGCTTAGAGGTTCGTACTGGTTACGACCTTAAAACAGCAAAGCGTTCTTTGAACATAATGTTGGCAGAATGGGCCAACAGGGGTTTAAACGCTTGGACTATTCAAGAAGTATCTATTCCGTTGGCGACAGGTGTCTCTATTTATCCGGCAGGTATTTTAACTATATCTGTTGCGTCTTCTTCTGGTTTTTCGATAGCTGAAACTTTAACGGGTGGTACAAGCGGTGCAACCGCGCTGATCACTAGCATCCCTTCCTCTACTTCTTTGGCAATTACCGTACCTGTAGGCACTTTTTCACTAAGTGAGTCTTTGACCGGTAGTACAAGCGCCGTAACAACAACTGCTTCGGCAGTTGTAGATTTTTCAGATGTTAACTCTACGATTGATTTGTTATCGGTAGTCGCAACCCGAGATAATACCGACTATAGTCTTACTCGTTTAAGCCGTGACGGTTTTATAAGCATACCAAACAAAGCGACCACGGGCCGCGTTAATCAATTCTTTATTGATCGCGTAATAACTCCGGTTATCAAAGTTTGGCCTACGCCTGAAAACAACACCGATGTTCTTAAATTTAATCGTTTGACTAGAATTGATGATGTGGACTCTCCCATCAACACATTGGATGTACCTTTTAGGTTTTATCCATGTCTTGCGGCAGGTCTGGCATATTATCTGTCGGTCAAACGTGCGCCAAATAAAGTGCAATTATTAAAGACCATATATGAAGAAGAGTTTGATCGGGCAATGATGGAAGACCGAGATCGTGCTTCGTTTAACATAACACCTAGCTACATGTATTTCAGGTCCTAGTAATGGCTAAATACGCTTCAGGAAAAAACGCTTACGCTATTTCAGACCGATCTGGGTTTAGATATCGGTATAAAGATATGCGTAAAGAGTGGAACGGTGCTTTAGTGGGTAAAGATGAGTATGAGCCCAAACAACCTCAATTAGGACCTTTTCGTAAAGTATCTGACCCGCAAGCATTAAAAGATGCCCGGCCCCAGACTGGGCTAGAAGAACAAAGAAATATTCAATATGGCTTTGACCCTGTTGGGTTTATGGGAAATGATTCTTTAACTCCAAATCCTTTAAAGGCCACGGCTAATGTCGGACAGGTTACGGTAATTATATGAGCTTTACCTTCGGAACGCTTAAAACAGCTTTACAAGACTACACGGAGAATGACGAGACTAGTTTTGTATCTAACCTGCCGTTGTTTATTCGACAAGCGGAAGAGCGCATTCTCAAAAATGTTCAGTTGTCTTTATTTCGTAAGAATGCTCAAGCGTCGTTTACGCAAAGCAATGAGTTTTTGCCGGTTCCGGACGATTTTTTAGCGCCATTTTCTTTTTCTATTCAACCTACCGATACCGATGGTGCTGTAACCGAAAATAGCACTAAAACATTTCTAGACTATCGCGATGTAGATTTTGTTCAGGCGTTTAACCCTAACTCAACCACTACGGGAACACCAAGGTGTTATGCCTTGTTTGATGTAACTAGTTTTATAGTAGGGCCTACTCCGGACTCTAACTATACGGCAGAGTTACATTACTATTACCGACCCACAAGTTTGACCGCAGGTGCAGATTCGGTAACAACGTGGTTAAGTGAGAACGCAGAAGTAGCCTTACTTTATGGAAGTTTAGTAGAATGCTATACTTACATGAAAGGCGAAGCAGACATGACACAAGAATATCAGAAAAGGTTTGCAGAAGCATTAAATGCTTTGAAAATGTTTGGTGAAGCCAAAGAAGTTACAGACGAGTATCGAACCGGAATGGTAATAAGGGCGAAACAGTAATGTTTACTGACCAAGCTTTTTTAAACACTGATTTTGGCGTTACGGTCCAAACTTGTTCTAATAGAGGCTTTACTCCGGAAGAAATTGCGGAAAGGTGTGTAAACCATATTATAAATGTGTCCGATGACGCTCCCGAAGTGATAAAGGGTCAGGCCCTAGCATATAGAGAGCAAGTGAAGACGTTAGTTACTTTTTATTTGCGAGAAGCGGTTAAAAGCGACAGAACAACCGTTTTTAATGAACTAAAAAACGCAGGACAGCCGCAACTTGCTGAATTAATTAGGAGATTATAATGGCTTTTAACGGAAACTTTATGTGTACTAGCTTTAAAACAGAGCTTTTGACCGGTACACATAACTTCACAAACGGTGCAAATACTTTTAAATTAGCTCTGTATACAAACAGTGCTACGTTAAATGCGTCTACGACAGCATATGGCACCTCAAATGAAGTGGCTAACGGAAATGGTTACACTACCGGAGGCGCAGCGTTAACTAACGTAACGCCAGCTAATTCTGGCACAACCGCTTTTTGTGATTTTTCGGATGTTACTTATAGTAGCAGTACGATTACTGCGCGTGGTGCGTTAATTTATAACGACACTCAAGCTGATAAAGCGGTATTGGTATTGGATTTTGGAGCAGATAAAGCATCTTCTTCGGGCGATTTTGTTATTCAAATGCCCGCGGCTAATGCTACTAATGCGATTATACGGATAGCCTAATGGCTAATGCGGTAACAGCGTTTGAAGGATGGAACTCCTCTACCCAATCGTGGAATGCTTCCACATGGGGTAATGGTGTAGCTTCTCCCGCGTTTAGTTCTACCTCTGGCATAGGGTCCGTAACAGTAATTTTTAACACCCAAGCCACGCCTTCGGGTTTAGTTACGGTAGCAAGGGTAAATGGTGTAGAGGTTCTTGAAGGAACCGGAGTATCGATAAGCGTGTCCGGTCTTCAAGCTAATGCTTCGGTAGGGAACGCGGTAGTTTGGGGTCGAGTAATACCGGATGCAACTACTACTTGGACCGAAATGGTCGTAGCGTAAGGATGATAAAAAATGGCTAGTACATATACAACTTTTCTAGGTATTGAAAAGCCCGGTACAGGCGAACAATCCGGTACTTGGGGCGATACTGTTAACACTAATAGCGACATAATTGACCAAGCGGTTGACGGTATTATTTCAATAACTTTGTCCGCTACGGGTTCAACGGGTTCTCCAAATTCTTTGCCAATTACTGATGGGGCTGTTTCTAACGGACGTAATAAATATATTGAGTTTGTTGATGGAGGTGATATTGGGGGTACGGTTTACGTTCAATTAACGCCAAACAATGCTGAAAAAATTGTTCATGTGCGGAATAGTTTAAGCGGCAGTCGTTCTATTTTAATTTTTCAAGGCACGTATAACGCTAGTAACGACTTTGAATTGTTGGCAGGAAAAGACTACGTCATTAAATTTAATGGCGGCGGTTCGGGGGCCACGGTCACTGATGCAAACGCTGACTTAGCTGTCACTGCTCTTACTGCGGCAACTTTAAACGCTACCACCTTTACCGCCTCTGGCGTGATCACGGGATCGACTGTCGAAGCAACGGGTGATACTGCCGCCGGTGATAATGCGGCGATGGGCTTTACAGCCGCAGAAGGTCTTATCCTGACAGGTCAAGGCTCTACAAATGATGTAACTATTAAGAATGACGCGGATGCCGATGTGCTTGAGATTCCAACCGGCACGGTCAATGTGACGGTTGCGGGAGATTTGACTGCGGCGGGGACATTAAAAGCTACGGGAGATACTGCGGCAGGGGATGGAGCCGCTTTAGGCTTTACGGCGGCAGAGGGCTTAATACTTACGGGCCAAGGCTCGACTAATGACGTTACTATAAAGAACGATGCTGATGCCGATGTACTGGAAATTCCCACAGGCACTGTCAATGTAACAGTTGCGGGTGATCTTACCGCCGCAGGAACCTTGAAGGCTACTGGCGACACGGCGGCAGGAGATGGAGCCGCACTTGGA